TTCCGATCTGAAGGGGTCCCCCTCTCTCCCAGATCGGAAGAGAGGGGAAGAAGAAAAAGACAGGGGGGGTGGCCTGTCGTGCTAAAAAAACGCCTTCTGAGCGTGACCCCTTGCGACTGTTACATGTAGCACAACATGACACCAGATTATCGTATGCAATCGGATCGCCACCTTGCACTATTGGAATGACATGATCGACAGTAGTTGCAGGCATCTGACAGTAGAAGCATGTCCATTGATCCCTTGCCAACACCTCTAAGCGCCGGGCTTTGTATGCCCTACTCCCTCTAGGATCTCCGCGCTTTGTACTCATAGCTTCTCATGACATGACATACATGTAGCCACATCTTTACTACGCCATAGGTATAGCGGATGTGTGCATTCCATTACTGCCATCCTTTAGTCTTGAGATGATGTAGCGCCTTACAATAGTTAGGCTCATCATACTCAGTCCATCCATACCTATAGCCTACATAGGTGTGATACATCCAGAATTGCTTAATAGTATTGGCATGCTTAAGGCTTTCTACCTTCATCTGATATAGGCCATAGGTCTGCTTAACGCCGCCTTTATTACCAATGGCTTTGTAATTCCAAGTACTCTCACGAAAGACTATCTCATGATGACATAGCTCTTGCTTATCTGTGAGCTGCTCTTTGGCTAATTGTTTGGCCCAATGTATTTGCTTGTTTGACGCCTGTGCATCTAGGGGCATTGCTATAGATAGAGATATCCCAATAGCGAGTGCTACCACGCGAGCTAGCCCTATCGGGCTCGCGTTGAGCCCCTGATGGGCTCTAGCGCTGAGAGTACCATGCGTGTCAAGGCCATCAGTATAAGTGCTGATCAGAGGCGTGTCGCTCATCGATTGTCCGTAGAATAGAATCCAGAGCCCTTAAATGAGACCGCAATAGAGCTATAAATCTTGTGCATAGGTGAATGGCAAAAGGGACATTCTAAATCATGAGGTTCATTAATAGATAGCCATTCCTCAATCCTGGCATTACTTTCACAATTCTCATTATCACACTCAAATTCATAAGTTGGCATCTGGATCGCTCTCACAGGTCTTGCAGATCTCTGTGAACGCCCATGCGCCACACATTATGCATCTCATAGGCTCTAGTGTAGCAAGGTCATCGCTTATTTTGCCGTAACCTGATTGAAGCAATAGACCGACCAAGTCACCAAGCCGCATAAAGGCCAGATAATCTTGAGGATTACCTTCTCCTTGACCATTTAAGCGACACACCACGATGGGTAAGTCATGGGACTTACTAGCTCTTTTGGTAACTTGATCGATCCATGCCTTTGGCTGGAACCCCGATCTAGCCTTTACTTCCATGTCGAACGGGACATGTGTTATATCTTTTCCAGCCCCTCGACCGATGTCTGCATGTGGCCACCACTCCGAAAGGTAACGTGCGACCACACGCTCGGTTGAGAATCCCCGGTATTTACGGCTTTGTGAGGCCATTGACCGCGTGACACTTTCTGCATGACCACGCCTTATTATTGATATTTATTTTTATCTCTGATACTGGAATTGACTCATTACATAGGCAGCATCTAGTCATCATTGTAAATTCTTCTAAGATAGCTTGGACTTCTTTAGATCGTGTGATCTCTTCATCTGTTGGAAATGACTCCCATTCCCCGTCTTGATTCATAAACTGTAGTGATCCCATTATGATCTCGCTTTCTGGCGTTGCCATGCACCCTCTTTGTTGATCTCATACCATATGACATCTTCACCTTTAGGGCATCGACTCAGCTCACCTGTAACCCATGCAGAACACTTAAAATGTCCCCATGATTTACCTGCGCCCGTTTGCCCAGTCTTCCAGATCATGTCGCCATGTGGGCACCGGGGAATATCCTTCTCGCTCTGGCCTCCAAGCGTCTCTTTCACTATCAACATAGCTTCCTCCATTGTGGGCGGCATATTCGCTGACTTGATAGTCCATGGATCGTCCTCCTTAACTACTGGTATGTACTCGCCAGATGTATTAGCCATCTTAGCCTTTACTTCATCAATGCTAGCCTTGACTTCTTGCGCTTTACCAACTTTCGCCATCTCCTCTCGTGACGCTCGCTTTCCCTTTGTTGCATATCCGGCGTTAGCAAGCGCTCGACCAATAGCACTAGTCTCACAATTTTCCAGCGCACTTGTCGCATTAACGCCGCGCCCTTGGATGGTTTCTTCTGCCAGCCCAGTAGTCCAAGGCCGAAGATCCGCCTCTGTGCGATATATATAAGCCTTAACAATAAAACGATTAGCTGAGTGCTCAAGTAATTCTGTGTGTATCTGGCCATCTGGATTATCCTCCCAAAATGATGTCGAATTGCTTCTGTAGCCCAATCGCTTTTCGACTGGCTCATAATCTTCTAAATTAAACATATAACTCATTCTCCTCTGTGTGTAGTTGTCCGGCTATTGCAAGATAGGCTGCAGCGTCGATGTATGTATCGACTTTCGCAGACTCCATACTTCGTGCGAGCTTGACCAATGCCATGCATGATGCCACTTGATAGTCAGTAACAGGCATCTGGAGGAATGCTGACCATAGACATGCTGTTCGGGACATATTGTCTGACGGGTGTCCGTACTCCATACCACGATCTTGAATTGTTGCCTTTGCTTCGTTGAGGAAATCACTTGCTTTCACACTTTGACCCTTTCCTTAGATGCGTAGTAATTCCTTACAGCTTTGCGGCCTTTAAGATACCCCACGCGAACGCCGACTATACGGCCTAAGTGGAACCATAGTGCAGAGATAGCGATTAACGCTATAACATCCTGAATCACTGTATCGAACATGATTGCCCTTTCTGTTGTTGTTAGGGCAAGGATGACAGATCGCTAGGACAGGTCAAGGATATTTTGATAACGAAATGGTAACGATTCTGCATCGTCTATGTGGTCATCAATCGACCTGCCTAGATCGTTATCGAGATCGTCCATAACGCTTGCCTGAGACTACGAAAGTCCCATCCTTCTCGAAGTAGATGAGATCTACCTGAACATTTTTTCCATCGACGTACATGATGGCGAACGCCTGTTGCCAGTTAGCTGATCCCTTTGTATATGAAGCCTTGCTAAAGTCCATGAGATTACCCACTTCTACGCCATGCAGGATACGCCCTATACGGCCTCCAGAGGCCTCTGTGAACGACGATCTACCTGCCCTATGGGTATGCCCTGAGATGACGCTCTTGCCGTGTCTACGGGCCGCCTCAAGGGCTGAGAGACCGCCCTGTGACTTAATAGGGGTATGGTCGCCATGGACTGCTATCCAGCCCGGCGCGATGTTATATGGCTTCTTATGAAAGGTGATCCCAAGCTCATCGAATCTCATAAACTTCTCGAAGCGCAGTTCAGGCAAGGATAGGAATGAGGGAATCTTCCTCATGATCTGATTGTAAAGGCGATCTGTGTGATTCGATCTTATTGTTTGGGTTACCTGTAGATCGTAAAGGACTTGAACAGCTTCATCGCGATCATCTCCAAGAGTCTGCTCATAAGCCTCTGGCGTCCCTTCTGACCACTTGCTGATCGTATTAAAGTCAATCTCGTCGCCGATGGTTACTACCTCGTGCGGCTTAAACTTACTGATAAAACTGGCTAGATTCTTAACTGCGTGTCTATCGTGGAAGGGAACCTGTAGGTCGCTCACTATGACAATGCGCTTCATTAATCCTCGTCGTCGTCCTCGTAGGGTATGCGATCCACGCGGTCGGGGATCGATGGCAAGATCCATTCAGGGTAAGCATCTCGATCAGAGATAATTGATAGACAGATGTCAATAGCGAAGCCTGCCCGACGTAATGCGCGATACATCTCATGGAGACTGATAGCCCACGCGTCGAGCTGTGAATAAGTATCGAGATCGATAACCTTCTTCTTTGCCATGTCGAAAATTATCGCTCTAAGAGTATGTTATATATCTCATCGACACGCGCATGAAGCGCCTTAATCTCATTGAGTAAATGAGTGATTACGAACCCGGCAAGACCACCAATAATCGCTAGGCTTGCAAAGTAAAATGTCACCATATCCGATGCATTCATTTTTTAGGGCTCGCGTATCCGAATACCCCTGCGACTATTGCGCCTAGGATTGAGCGATAGTTAAGATCGAAGTTAGATGTAGTTCCCCAGACTGCTAGGAATGCGCCTACTGCAATCAGTGCTGGATGTTTCATGTTCATTGTGTGCCTCCTAGTAACGGGATATTAAAGAAAGAGCCATCTGTATCGCCTTGTTTAGTGAAAGAGACATGGCAATGCGCGTTATGTGGATTAGATCCAGAATACTTGCGCCAGCGCCAGCCCATGCGAGACGATGCAATGCGTCCGGCGAAGATGATGTAGGAGATACGCTTCTCGCCACGCTTGGCCGCGAGTCGAAGCTGATCTGCAATATCGGGCATGAGGTCGGGCTTGCCTGACTTATGAACATCTCGATCGACATCGATGGCTCTAACCACCCCTGTCTTTGGATCAGGATTGTGGTCACTAACACGGAGCGAATGACGATAATCGGATGCCCAGCCATCGGAACGCCTATCACGATCTGGGAAGGTGTCATCGAATTGCTCTCTAAGCTGTTGCCCGGCTTTGCATAGAATCGGCTTCACAGCTAGCACACTCCCATCGCTTTAGATCATTGAGTAATAGTTCTTCATGTCCGCATATAGGCATTGGCGCTATGAATGCGTCATCTATTGGATCGTAGGTATAACCGATCCCTGCGTAGTTATAGCGAATGTTGCCGTTATAGCTTGTACGCTTGACTGTGTACGGCGTACCTTGTGCATAATACGTTTCAGTATCTAAGCCATCAATAAGTTCAGTTTCATCTTTGCCTACTGTAACTGCAACGACAATGTTATTCTCATCTAAGTATGCGTAGTGTGCCATTATGCCCAACTCACTGTGTCAGATACGCCTGCCGCTGTAATTGTGGAAACCTTAAATCCGCCTGAGGGTGCTGCCGTAGATTGTGTTACTCCACCGCTAAATGTTGCGGTAAATATGTCTGGATATTTAAGAATGACTACGCCTGAGCCGCCTGAGCCTGAATTTCCGCTAACCCCTGCAGCACCACCGCCACCGCCGCCTGTGTTTGCTGTTCCATTAGTTGCGTTACTTCCACCACCTGCAGCACCAGCTCCACCGCCGCCAGTACCACCAGCTCCTGCTGTTACATTCGCACCAGCTCCGCCACCGCCGCCGCGAGTAACAGATGTTCCAGTAATTGAGGAAGCGCTACCATTTCCGCCATTTCCTGACGCTGCTGATGTTGCACCTGCCGCACCAGCGCCACCGCCGCCGCCGCCCCTAAAAGGTAAAGCGGCATTACTTCCACCTGTACCACCTGCATTACCCTGTCCAGAAGGTGAGGCTGCGCCGCCTGCTGGGTTTGTAGAAGATGTACCGCCACCGCCGCCTGAGCCGCCACTTAAGCCCGTTACATTTGAGTCACCTTGGGCACCCCCACCGCCGCCTGCTGTACTTGTTATTGTGCTAAATACTGAATTGTTACCGCTATTACCTCTAATGTTTGTATTAACAGAAGCGCCACCAGCGCCGATTGTAACTGTGTAATTTGTTGCTTTGGTTAGAGCCGTTAAAGTTCCAGTCCTATAACCACCAGCACCGCCACCACCTCCGCCTACTCCACCGCTACCGCCAGCGCCCGAAGCGCCAGATGCAATTACCAAATATTCAACGTCTAAAGCAGGCGGAGGACTATAATTGATAATTCCCACAACATTGTTAAGCATTATGCAATAGCCCCGACGACATACCATGTATCTGTTGCCACTTTAATGCAAGCTGCAGATTTATATTGCGCAAGGGTAGGGGACGCCGCTACTGCCCCAGCCGATAGGATTGTAGTTGTGCCAGATGTAACGGCTGAGATTGTGCAAGTGCCTGCACCTTTGTTGAGAACAGTAATGACAGATCCAATAGGAATAGCCGCCGTGGCGTTAGTAGGAATCTTTAAGGCTATGGCTGTCGCCTTGTTCATAGAGACTAGGACTTGATATGAGTCCACAATAGCGACAGTGTAATCTGCCGTCTTGTCTGCGATCACGTCGAAGGTTACGAGTCCGTTGTAGTCGGCACTGGTGAAGATATCCCCCGTGCTAGCTGGAAAGCCTGTTGCCATTGTTTTCTCCTAGTATCCCATTATGGATTGTCCGATTATACCGTATGTGGATGATCCTATAATGAATCCTTCCACAATAGGCTCAAGTGTTGTTACTGTGCATTTCATTGAATTAGGGGTGATGTCCCATGCTAGACCCTGCACCTGCAAGGTCTTAACGATTGTAGAGCCATTATCTTGCACATTGGTTATCTGCAGATTGTCAAAATAGTCAAGTCCGATCATCGTATCCGTAGGGACTGCCGTGTCTAATAGATCGACTGTCATCGCATCAATTCTGATTGAAGTCTCGGCTCTAGTGGCGACATAGATCTTGGCGATATCTAACACCTGAGCATCTGTCTCAGGGATCAGCTCTGTGAGAGTAGTGCCATGAGGGAAGTACTTAGCCGATGAATCAATACTAGCGACTACTTGAGTTGTGCCACCGATGCGTGTCATGCTGGCTTGATTGATGATGAGCTTGTCATCAAAGGCGTAACGAAGGTCAGAGTATGGAATACCAGTAGTTTGATCAAACTCAATCGGTGTAGCCGCTAAAGAGCCGACCACATCGTTTCGATCCTTGAACTCAGCTGTGCCCTCTGTCGTGATAAAGAATGCACCCTGCTCTGCGAACTCTGCCGCCTTGAGGGCTTGCAGGCATGTGCGAGCTGTGCCCGGATCTACCTGTACTGTGGTTGATCCTGTGTCTACGATTCTCATTGATGCAGGGAATGAGACTTGATCGAGGATCTTTGTGATGCGTGTGCCAGTAGTCTGACCAGCCGTAGCGCCTGTGATGGTTGCCACGTTAGCCATCTGAAAGAGTCTAAAAGCATCTGAACAGACGATGTCCACATAGCCTAATTCTTGGCCAGTTGGGAAAGAATACTTATATGAATCGACATAACCTGAGAATAAAAAGTGCTGTGCTGTAGGAGTAGTTGCCGCGACTCTCACTTTACGAAGCGGAGTCAAGTAACCAAAATATGGTGAAGATGTGTTCTGAGGATTGAAGGCGCCTGTCTCATCGATCACTCGGACAGTACATGTGCCTGCCTCATAGGTGTCGCGCATGATACTTCTACCGCGCTGGATCTTAATTGTTCGGGTAGTACTACTTAGATCTACTACAGGATCAGGGACTTCTGTTGCAGCGAATTGAGATACGCCGATCACGCCATTGATCGGATCGCCAATAGTGAACGGATAGCCGAATGTAGCACCTTGGCTAAAGTCGAATGAGACCGAGATCGTGGCAGGTAGACTCATTTTATCGAAGGCGCTCCACGGCCGTTATATCGTGCCACGTCGCTGAAAGTACCTGATAGAGATTGATTGACTTGGGTGTTAGTAATTGCTCCACCGACTACATCGCCGTCAAGAACTACCTGTACGTTCACAATAGCGTCAGCCGTTGCGCCTGCGCCTATGGCTCCTAAACCTAAATAGTCTGAAGCCGATCTTGGAGCAACACCACCGCTAGGCACGTTAAATGTAGGCATAGTAAAGGTAGGCATAGTAAAGGTAGGAGCAACCCAATTACGATAAGGGTTGGGAGCCTCTGGGGTGGTAAGTAAGGCAGCCTTAAGATCATTCTGGCGCTTGACGGCCTCACTTAATTCTGCAGATAACTTGAGTGCGGCCGACTCATTCTTATCTAGTAACGCTAATTGAAGCTCAAGGGATAGGCGATCAGTCTCGCTGATCTTGCCACGAAGCGCGGCTGTGATACTGATTCGATCAAGGTCTAGGATCTTTGAGGCCTTAGTCAGTGCATTCTGCTTCTTAGTAGTATCGAGTGTCTTTTTCTGTAGAGATGCTAATTCTTTGGCACGCTTAGCCGCATCTGCTTCTGCCTTTTTACGAGCTGAGGCCTGCGCTGATGTTTCATAGATACCCATTGGCTGAGAACCTAGATAGCCGATCGATGGCGCGTTGAGTCTAAGCTTTGCAGCCTTCTCTGCCGCTTCAATAGCCGCTAATGCATTCTTCTCATAATCATCAAAAGGGTTAAGGCTTGCAAGGATGGCACGATCGCTTGTAAGGATGTATAACTTCTGAAATCCGAATACTACGCTATTGACAACGTTGGCTATCTTTGTCGCGAGAGTGTCGATCTGGGTAACGAACTTAGTTACATCACCTGCAGCGAATACTGAGATCAGTGAATCGACTAGCGCCCCACCGATCTTCTCGCTGGCTTCCCCGGCGGCCGTTGTGATCAGTTGTAACTTGCCTGCATAGGTGGTCAAGAATTGTGCGTTAGCGCCTGAGAATTGCTTATTAAGTCTTTCCTGCACATCGGCGAACTTCATTGTCTTAAGCTCTGCCTGCGTAAGTCCTAGTGAGTATTTACGAAGTCCACGGGTCTGGCCGACGTAGGCCATGCTAAGGTCATTGGCTACAGTCTCAAAAGCCACGCCCGATCCGGCGGAGATGTCTAAAGCCTGTGTGAGTAATTCTTGAGCCTTAGTAACTGAGCCCGTAGTGGTCAATAGCCGTTGCATGGCTGGACGCAGTTGATCATCTGTAACGCCTGACATTACAGAAAGATCGGATATAAATCTTTCAATGCGTGAGGTCTGGAATTCCAGACCTAAATTCTTTACCGCTATCGCTAATCGGTTAGCGGCTTTCTCATCTTCGATAAATGCCTTTGATGCGTTCTTAGCGAACCTAAGAAGCTGTTGAGTACCGAACACGGCTGCAAGGCTGGCGCCTAATCTTTTAACGCCTTTATCAAGAGCGTTAGTAGCTTTGTTAGCATCGCCAAAGGCTTTCTTACCCTTGAACTCACCGATAATCGGGATCCGTAACTCAGCCATTAGATACCTTTCGCGTTAAACTTAGCGGCGGCTTTTTCTAGCGCCTTAATAACTCCGACCTTAGCCTTACCTTCATCTTCTTTGTAAGCCTTAAACATGGCTCGGCCTTGCATCTTGCCAGAGCCCGTAAGCGCGCCTTGTAGGCGTGGAGTAAATCTGCCTGTGTTGCCTGACTTGCGCCCGGCTGTTTCAAAGATAGCGCCCCCGGCGGTCTTGTTGTGGATCGATACTGTCTGCACCCAGCCTTGGCGATTAGGCTTAGTAGGTGTTAATTTATAGCCAACGCCTCGACGAACTAGGCTTGAATCGTATTTAGGAAATTGACCGGGCTCGCTAGTGCCTACCCATCCCGAAGGCATAGATGAATTGGCTGGCATATAACCGCGAGCCTTTTTAACCAATGGCTTTAGGAATCCAACCATCTCATCACGAGTTTCTTTATCTAGATCAGGCGAGAATTGCTTCAGAGCCTTGCGAAGCGCGTTAGCGCCTTTTAGCTCTGTAGGCATCTGCCTGCTCCTTTGCTCTATCCTTCAACGCTTTCAATAACATCTGGAGCATTGATGAATCTAAATCGATTAAAGATTGTGGTGGGATAGCCGTTTCAATGCTCAAGCGAGCAATGAGGTAGTGGATGCTATCCCGACCGATTAAGCCAAAGGGTCTGACTCAGCAACCTCGACACTCTTGAGAGTTTCGAGAAAGTCTGCGCCGAATGGCTTGACTGTGACTCCACTTAGTCGAAGGCCTTCCCATGCTAGCCAATAGACATCTGATTGCTTTTCATCATCGCGGAACGCTTTGTGAAATCCCTTTTTAGCATATAGCTCGAACGCGTATTCCAGTCGAGGTGTGATCTCGATCTCGGTAACGCTGTTGTCTGCCATCGTGACTATTAACTTTGCCATGCTGTGCCCCTTTGTTTAGTGTTTTAGAATGTGCCTGTTGTGGCTACTACTGTAGTGCCTGAGACGTTAAATGTCAGGCTCTGCATACCGATATCACCGACTGCGCCGTTGATATCTGTAGTGCCATTGATAAGGCAGGTCATCGTGTAGAGAGGGTTGGTCGCTGATACAGCGGTTCCCTTTTCCTGTAGTAGTACTACTGTGACGTTGGTTCCCCATGCAGCTTGCAAGGTTGCTAATACGTTAGCGGTTGCGGTGTCATTAAGGAAATCGATTGTGACAGATGATGCTTCTAGGCCTTTAACGAACTTGTGTCCGCCATCGCCCATCGCTGTCACTTCGAGCTCGTCGAAAGTGCGATTTAGTGTTACAGATGTAACGTGGTCTGAAAGATCGACTGTGTTAATCTTCACGCCGACCTTGTTATTTAGAAATACAGCCATGAGATTATTCCTCGTCTTTCTTTGTAGGTGCTGGCTTAGGTGTTGATGGTGCTACCTGCCCGATCTTGATCAGGAAGGCTTCTTGCTCTTTTTCCCACTCGGACATTTTAGCTCCAACTCGTTAGGACTGAGATATTGATATTGCATGTAAGTAGATCACCTGAGACGGCGCTAAGGACGGCCGGAGCCGATACCTCTGTGACGTTGTAGGTGTATGAGGATGCAGCGAGCTTGTTAAAGACTCGGACTACATTGTCCTCAATTCCGTTAAGGTTGCCCTCGTTATCGAGCAACGGCACCATGACTGAGATAGTGAAGTTAGCCATTGGTGAGATAGTGGCATGCCATCCGTTAGACGGCGAAATGTAAGGATCGCTAGGAGCGATAATCACGCTGTTAGCGATAGGTGTTGCAGGTGGGAATGCGAATACTGAGTACTTAGTATTATCTACTAGAGCTGCGGCGATCCCTGTTCTAAGTGTTGATATGGCGGCCATTAGCCCACCATCGATCTCGGATCGAGATAAGGTGCGAGCAATCCACGGACACGGGCTAGAAGTGTGTTGCCCATTCTGTAAGGCGAAGGCTGATAGCCATCGATGGTTACTCCGCCGGATGAAGGCGCTTGACGTGACTGCCAGATGTCGATTGCAACCATGAGGGAGGCTTCTTGAATAGCCTTTACATCTGCTGGATCTAAATAGGTTGATGCCTTGATCGTCGCGTAAGGATTGAAAGGATGATAAGGAGTATCTGCAACGTGGTTGGTTGTGACTGTGATCTCGTGAGTATCCACGGATGTAATTGTCTTGTTCCCGTTGAAGTGTGCGCCTGCGCCTGTGACGTTGATTGTCTGGCCGACGTAGTAAATATCCTTAACATTGAGATCAAAGTAAAGTGTGCCTACTGTTCCCGTGTTCTTATGGGCAATCGAGAATTGAGTGTTACTCCATACGAAAGGTAGAAGGACTTCATCTGAGGCATCGCATACGGATTGAAGCGTGGCGTCAGCATAAAGAGTACCTACGCCTAGGGCGGCGCGTAGCTCTGCGACTGTTGTCAATGCCATGCTCTGATCCTTTCTAAAGACTGGCCGGGTAGAAGGGCACTACCCGGCCAGCGACTTAGTGTGGCTTACGCCTTGTTATTCTGGAATGCGCCTGCTGCAACCTTGGTTGCGATTGCGCCATAGCCGTAGTAACCGATTGTTACCTGACCTGCGGCTGTTGATTCTGCGCGTAGGCGATAGGTTGGTGACTCGTACCATGTGTAAGCATCTGGATTAACGATGAGGATAGTTCCATCGCCGTCTCCGCCGTTTGTAGGATCGACGTAGAGGTTAAGTCCTGCAACGTTACCTGTGAGTGATGTAGGTGTTGAAACACCTGGCTGGTTCATAGGGTTTGTAACGGCTGAATAAATTGGACGTCCAGCATCGTTTAGTGTCATGAGATTTGACCATTGCCCAGTAGAGACGATCATGTTGCGAGCGAATGGATTTGAAAGTCCGGCGGTTGCGCCATAGACAGAAGCTGCGCCACGTCCAACAATTCCGA